CTACAGAAGTTGATTTTTTAATTCCTTTGTATTCAGCTCCTAGTCAAAGCAATGCTAATTATTCAATTAATGTTGAAAAATTAGATGCAGAAAATAATGACACAAAAATTCAAAGACAACTAACATGGGTTTATTACACTCAAATAACTCATACTTCTTTGCGGTTTCCAAACACTGCAATAGCTGGTTTTAAATTCAATACAGAATATTTTCAAAGAATACCTTCAATTGCCATAAAATTAGCAGGCAGAAAGATTCAAATACCATCAAACGCAACAATTAAAGATGATTTATCAGGTAAGCCAGAAGTTAGATACTTAACTTTTCAGGGTCAATGGAATGGGACATTCCAAACTCCAAGTCAAGCCTGTAGTGATCCAGCATGGATATTGTATGATTTATTAAAACATACTAGATATGGATTAGGTAATTACATTGACACTACTCAAATAGATAAATGGGGTTTGTATGAAATTAGTAAATATTGTAACGAATTAATACCAGACGGTAGTGGCGGATTAGAACCAAGATTTAGTTGTAATATAAAACTTGAAGGTAAAGTAGAAGCATATCAAGTTATACAAAACTTGGTATCAATATTCAGAGGTTTTGCGTACTGGCAAGCTGGAGCAGTTTCTTTTGTTGCAGACAAACCAAATACTGTAGTGCATCAATTTACTCAAGCAGACATAGAAGAAGGATCTTTTTTGTATAGCAGAAGTGGATTAAAAACCAGAAAAACCATAGCAGTAGTAAGCTACTTAAATCCTATAGACTTTTTTAAAAAAGCTGTAGAAGTAGTAGAAGATCCAATTGGTATACAAAAATGGGGCATTAGAGAAATGGAGCTGGAAGCTATAGCCTGTACGTCAAGAGGACAAGCAAGACGTGCTGGAGTCGCAGCTTTACTAACTAATAGGTTAGAACAAGAATCCGTGACTTTCAAGGCTAGGGCTTTTGCTGCTTTTGTTAAACCTGGTGATTTAATACGTATATACGACTCTAAAAGAACTACTGCAAGATATGCTGGTATTATAAAAGCTGCAACTGCAACAACAGTCACATTAGATAGTCCAGTAAACTTACCTTCTGGTACGACTTATAAAATAACTGTGACAACTAGTACACTGCAAATACCACAAATAGAAGGAGGTAACAATTTAGCAGATCCCTCGCAAAAACAAAAACTAAGATTTAAAATAGCAGAAGCAACTATAACTAGTAACGGAAATAACTTAACTGTATTAGAGTTGCAGTCTCCTGGATTTGGTTCTGATGTTCCGCCACCAGAATCTAACTGGGTAATACAAGGTGGTGATTTATCTAATACAATTTATAGAGTAATTAACCGCTCTCCAGTGCAAGATTCTATAGAAGGTTTGCACGAAATCTTAGCTATAGAGTATAATAATAACAAATATAGCTTTATTGACGATATGCAATTTCCTTTAACCTAATAATATGCCTTGGGAATTACAGCCACTACCACAAAGAATAACTACTCCAACTCCAAATTTAAAGCCCAAAAATATAACTACATCGCGTAGGTATATTCCAACTTTAAAAGATGTTGAAGAAACTTCTGCTAAATTATATAATTTAGATGTTAATTGGGATGCTCCAACTATTGAAGAAAATGGCATTGTTACCAAAAGCCCATGGACAATTGGTTACGAAGTAGAAGTTAAAAGTGGAGAATTGCAAGAATGGAATTTACGCACAAGAGTAAAAGACAATTTTATGACCTTCCCAAACGTAGCTTTTGCTACCTATTATGTAAGAATAAGGACAGTTGTATTTGGAGGATCTATGTCTGATTGGGTTGAGTCTTTTGCTATTGGAACTCCGGGCCCATACACAGCAGTGTTTAATATTAGTCGAAATTCAATGTTAATTACAGAATTTTAGGAGTTTTTATGCCTTCAATAAAATATATAGACGGAAGCTCAAATACTAGAGAAAGAGCTATTACTACAGCAAGTCAAGGTACAACAGCCAACCCAGATGTTTTTCTTTTCTCGTCAGACGAATTAGGCGCTAAAGCTGATACAGCTGCAACTAGTGATACTGGTAGTTTTAGTTTAATTAGTTTATTCAAAAGACTTTTAAGCTCTTTAACGTCTAATGTAGGTTTACAAGCTGATACAGCTGCAACTACTGATACTGGTAGCTTTAGTTTAATCTCTCTGTTTAAGAGACTTTTAACTATTGTATCTAGACCCAGTATAGTTTATGCTAATGCTACTTTAACCGCAACAACAGATACCCAAATAGTAGCAGCACCAGGAGCAGGAGTTAGCGTATATATAACTCACTTAGTAGTGCAAAACATAACTACTACAGCCACTACTGTTAACGTAATGCAAGGGACGACTACGGTTTTATCTTTTCTGCTGCAAACCCAAGGAGCATCACAGGTAATAGCTTTCCCACAACGTCGAGATTTTAAGCTAACAGCTAATACTGCTTTAAACTTACAGGCAACTACAGCCAACGCTATTACTTACTCGGTAGGATATTTTACAGGAGCTTAATATGACTCAAGCTTATTGGTTACCAACCCTAGTTTTAAATCCGCTTTGGAATATTAGCCAACGCACTTTTATTCCAAAGGTAACCACTGTTTTAGGAGATAATTACAGCCAAACCCAAAACAAAGGCTTGGAGCCAGTAATAGAGTGGGACGTAAAAAGTCCTGTAATGCCTGAGAGTAAGCTAAATATTTTACTGGGTAGCTTACGCGAATATGCCACTACAAACTTTTTATGGTCACCTACTGGAGAAAATTTAAAGCAATGCGCTTTGGTTAATGACTGGATTATAACACCTAGTGGGGTATTCAATGGACAGGTTTATTCCTCTATATCAAACAAGATTATTACTAGCAAGATTAGGAATAATTTAAGCGTACCACGTACTGATACCTATCCTAACACTAGTATTACATTAGCATTTAATTCTGCTTTTTATTCCGCTAGTACAAATACAACTACCTGTAATTTTAACGTAAGTAGAAGCGGTAGCACCCCTCAAGTATTAATTCCATGGAGTGCCTATGGAAATCAGCTTAATAATGCCACAAAAGCCACTGGTGCTGATTTTGTAGGGAATGCGTTACCCAGTGGATTTGTCAACTTTAGTCAGGGGCAGAATATAGCATTTGATGCAATAAAAGTATCTTTATTAGGAGATAAAACTGTATTTACAGACCATACAGCAGCATTATCCAAGAAAGCCTTTGCAATTACTTTAAACCCTTCTTTAGTGTTGTACTTTATATGATAACAGAATTAACCAAGCAAACTATAAAAACAGAATGTGATAAAAACCCAAAACAAGAATCTTGTGGACTGGTTTTATTGCAGAACAACCAAGAAATAGTTGTACCATGCTTAAACGCAGCTGATGACCCTACCGACAGTTTTGTTATAGACCCAGATGAAGTGGAAAGCATACTAGATAGTAATGAAGATGCAAACATTAAAGCGGTTTATCATTCTCACTGGAGTGACACACAGCCTAGCATACTGGGCGCTATAGACATAACTAATAGCAAAGCATCTAAAACAGCTTATCTATTGCATCACACAGGGTTTAACGAGTGGGATGGGTTTGACCCTAACAATTTATATCCTTTTCCAATGAATCCAAGCAAACACAAACCAAGCGATATTGACTACTATTTAAAGTGGCCATTTATTTATAACCGGTCTGACTGCTATTCTTTGTTTAGAGCTTATTGGGGCAATTATTTAGGTATAAACATACCAGAATTTGTAAGAGGTGTGGCAGTGGAAGAGACTCTATCTCCGGACTGGGATTTATTTGAAGATAATTTCAGTAAAGCTGGTTTCCGGAAATTAGAGCATGACGAACCATTACAAAACAATGATGCAATTTTAATGACTTTGCAAGGTACTCAAACCCACCACGTTGCTATCTTATTAGATAAGATAACAGGAAAGGCATTACATACAGTAGGAGGACGCAGAACTAGCGAGTTATTCGTTTATGATGGTGAGTATTGGAAGTCTGTAACACGCTACGTATGTAGGCATAAAGAGTTTGATAAGGAGTATAGCGATGGTGAACTTAGAGACTATTTTAGAGACTCTGGAACGATGCAGCATCAGTTCTTACAATTACCAAGATGAGTCCGATGACGATTTTGAAGTACAGGATGTAGTAATTAGCTGCTCCACAGAAGATTGTAAGATTTTAAGCCAAAGCCACGAATTACTGATAGATGCTGTTTTAGAAAACTACGAATTTACTAAAATAGTTGTAATTTTGTCCACAAAAGACCAAGAGTGGATAGAGTCCTTCAGGGTAAACTATACGGAGATAGATGAAGATGAGATAGCAGAAATAGGAGAGATAGAGGGAATAGAAGAACCGGAAAAAGCTAAACCACATAGATTTAGAACACTTAAAAAAATACAATCTAAACAAAAAATTAATCTTCTACTAGTATGTATTACAGAGCATTTCTATAGTCTTATGGCAAATATAGTTAAGATATTATGTGATTTATAATTATGATTAATTTACTTAGTTTAAATCCAGAAAGTTTTATAGAGTTATATGAATTTTACAAATTTAGTAAAAGCAACCCAAATTTAACTATTAGAATATGTAATTTTATTAAAGAGGATAATAGCATACCAGGTTTATCCTTTGAAGGTAATTTATACTATGCTTTAGGTATACAGGGTGAGGGTTTTGACCTAATTGGACAAGGAGCAATCCCCACCCCAAATATAACCATATCTAACGTTGGTGGCATATTAACCAGTTGGCTTAAAGAAACCCGCACTAATCCAGATTATAGACTGGAAGGGACTTACGTCAAGCGTCGTGTTACGCAAAAACGGTTTTTAGACGGGGAATCAAATGCCAATGATAGTATCAAAGAATTGCCATACCAAATATACGTAATTGAGCAACTAGGAGAAGAGACATATCAAGCGGTTAAACTTAAACTAACTACACCTTTTGATGTAGAAGGCATTACACTACCATCAAGAATCATGTCTAGAACCTGCTCTTGGAAGTATAGAGGAGGAGAGTGCGGTTACGTACCAGGAAACATGTTTACAATCAATAACGAATTTACAACCAATCAAAATCTTGACATATGCGCTAAAACTCTTAAAGCGTGTCAGTTAAGATTTGGACAGTTTCAAACCCTGCCTTTTGGTGGGTTCCCGGGTTTAAACACCTACTCCTGAGCCTCCTGTTGTTTGCGGATTTTAATCTGCTCAAGTCTTTCCGGTAATGATATCTCAGGCAAAGTTTTTTGATACACATGAGCTTTGTTTAAAGTTTCTAATAAGCCACTAAGCCCATTCTTTACACAATCTGCCACAATACTAGACTTGGATTGCCCAGTCTCCTGAGCGATGGCTTCAATGATTGTGTTGTAGTAGTCGGGAATACTAATAGATATTTGCATAGCTACTCCTATTTTTCCTGGTTAAGTTGTTTTTACTCTTGTATACAAGGTAAATATAATGTATCATGGCTATAATGACAATATACCATGGATATACAACAGCAGGAAGATAGTAATATGTTAGCAAATAAGACAGCAACCAAGACAGCAAGCGAGACCGTAATTGAGTTCAAAGAAAAGTATAACTTGACATACGCAGAATTAGCGGTTGCGCTGGGGAAATCAGAGCAAACAGTCAAAAGTTATTGCTTTGATAAAAGTTCAAAGAACAAGAGGACTCCACCACCTAGCGTTTTAGTCCAGATCAAGACCGTCGACAGATTTTGGAGTACAACTGGAACACGTGTGGTGTTCTTTGCTTCAAATTGAGACTGACTTGAAACCGGACAGGTCACCCATGAGACTACATGATAAGTCTCTTATACGCTACATAAATCAATAACATAAGACACTAGCCCGACAAGGGCTTTTGTTTTATCTTTAGATTAGCAGCAAGACGGAAGTACCACACTAGTTGAGTGACAGGATACTGAAAGTCAGGATGCAGTATAAATCTAGAAAAACCTATTTGTTTATGGAACAAATTACACTTTATCCAACCAAGATAGTAGGGAGAAAACACCAACCAAAACAGAATAAAGTCCATACTTTATTACCGGATATGACACGCACTGAGGTAGCCAAACTACTTGGTTATAGTACAGTCCGCTCTGTACAAACTCTATTGTTAACTGGTGCTACTTTCCTAGACCCACTCAAGATTTATGTAGACCCAGATACAGGTGCGTTAAACGGAAGACCTCTGGAGAATGAGCAGCACTTAGAGCTACTTAGGACAATCCAGGAGTTAATAAACCGCTACCGTCGTACCAAAAATAAAGCCCAAATTATCCAAGAGAAACTGCAAAACTTAAACGAAAAAATCATGAGAGGTGAATATGACTACAACTAATAACACCACAATCAAAGACTTCGCTAACGCAATTGGAGTAAAGCCATTTGAGCTATTACGGGAGATTAAACAACATCACCCCGAATTACAGCTTAAAGTAGAATCACCTCTACCTGATATAGCGCCCAATAGCGTACTAGGACAAAAGCTAACCATGCTTGCAAAACAATCTTTAGCGCAACAAGAAGAGTGGGTAGAACCCGAGACCCAGGAAGTAGACGAAAGCCATCAAGTAGCAGGTGGAGAGTTAACCACCAGTCAGCAAGTGGAAGCCAATGCCAACAACATACTGGCAATTCAAAACACTATTGCTACAGAGACTTTAAACACTATGGCTGTAGCTGACACCATGACAGCAGGTGTAACAGGTGTTAATGCAGCGCTAAGCTCTTTAAAAGCTTATACAGATGGACAAAGCAAGGTATATGACACTTATCTAGAGCAAAAGCAGAAAGCACTAGCTGACCAAATCGGTAAACTCAACCAGAACTTGGGAGATGTGTCTAAATCCATCCAATCTGACCTAACTGAGGTCTATGCAAAACAAAAAAAGTTGTCACAAACCCGGAACGAATTACTAAATCAACTAAAGTCGATGCTACCAGATTACAAGTAGCACAAGCGTTAGAAAATTTAGAACCAGAGCTGGCAGAGAAGTTGTCCGAACTACTTCAAGCCAGCGATATCCGGGAGGAGTTGATGAGGTTGTTCGCAATTCAAGAATCCCAAATAAAGATGGCAGAAACAGCCACAGAGATAAGAATATTTAGACAATTGTTACAAAACAAGAAGGTGCGTATGCTGATTGAAAACATTTTAGGGATTGGGTCTATCACTGGCATTTTAGCCACCGTTGGCTATGCAGGTACAGCAGCTAGTGTGGCACTTCCGGTAATACCAGTAGCTTTGGGTGCAGCTGCTTTTTTACTAGGCGTAACAACATTTTTAGATGAATTCACCAAGAGGAGATAAACACTATGGACACCAAGAAATTGAGACTAGTCAAGGAAGTATCCATACAGAAATATGAAGATACTGAAACACACATAGAGCGCCACTACGAACCAAGTCAGGTTCCAACCATTCTGGTATCAGGTTTAACCGTAGCTGGTATAGCATGGGCAATCACAACTACCACCAGCGTCATAGGCAATGTAGTTGGTGGATTTTCTCAACCACAATCACCGCAATCACAACAATGTGTTGTTAGGAGTACAAAATGAGTATCTTTGCGTTTTTCGGAAAGCTAAATGCCAATGTATCTAAAAACAGCACGCAACTACTGGACTTAATCCAGCAAAACCATAAGCCAATATACAGATACACCTTGGATGTGTCTGATGAACAACTAGACCAGATGGTAAAAGAGGCAGAAGAGCTTTCAGAACGAGCAGAGAAGGTGCAGGTATATTGCCAAGCTGGGCAGATGAAGATAAACGCGGTTAGAACCATTTACGACTCAAATGCCCAGTTAGAGCAAAAAACCATTGACCTAGCGTTACAGATGCACCGCACCAACGAGAAACTGATACCCAAGAGAAGGGAGTTTAAAGCATTACCTTCTAGTTACCGGGGATTAGGCAAGAAAGCAATTACAGGTAATTCACCAAGACACATTTTAGGAGGTTTCGTATGACAGATGAATCACCATTAGTACAGTCCGCTAAAGCAGGTTCCGTAATAAACCAGGGATTAATCTTAGTGGGTTGTGGAGTAGCAACAGGATATTTAAGCCGTTGGTATCCAAATATATTACCGGTAC